GGGACGAATAAAAAACTTTGACCAGTTACCTGAACAAGTACAAGCTGAGTTGTTACAAGCAGAATATAGGGGTGATTTAGGTGGTAGTCCTAAGTTTGTTAAGTTGTTTAACGAAGGAAACTACGAAAAAGCTGCCGCTGAGTTTTTGAACAACAAAGAATATAAAACAACAAAATATTCAGGTATTAAAAACAGAATGGAGAGGGTAGCAAGCACAGTAGGTGCTTTTGCTGGCCCTCAAAAAGGTCTTCCTCCTCTTGCTGCTGCTGAACCTGAAGGTCTTATTGGTCAGTCTTTTGAGCGACCTGTGCCTAACCGCTACACTGTTGAAGCAGGTGATACGCTTAATCAAATTGCAAAAAACTATGGTGTTTCTGTAGATGAGCTAGTTAAAACAAACAGAATAGCAGACCCAAACAAAATTGCAGTGGGACAGCAACTAACAGTTCCTCGCGCTTCTATGAGAGATTATTACGATATGTTTGCTAATTTTGCTAACGACTTAATAACTAATCCGTTAATGAGACGATGAGACACCTAATAATGGCTATTCTGTTGACTGGTTGTTCTGCACTAACCTCCTTTATACCTGGTATGGGTGGGGGCACCAATGTAGCAGCAAACACACAGGTGGGCAAGGAGAATAATCAAACAGGTGTTGTGGTTGGTGAAGTCAAAACCAACAAGATTGAAGCGAATGACATTGGTAAGTTGACACAAAGTGAACAAGCAGTAGAGGCTAAGGACAGCGAAATCAATATACAAAACATCCCACCATGGGTAATGATATTGATGTTGTTGGGTTGGCTTTTACCTTCCCCCGGTGAAATTTACACAGGATTGAAGAAAGAAATGGGGTCTTTCTTTGGTCTATTCAGACGAAAGAGGACTAGAAAATGAAATTCTTTATTATGTTGTTCGTCATTGTTGGGCCTAGTCAAATGAAGATGGCTGGAGAGAAAGAGGTGCCAACCATGGAAGCATGTATTGCTGAAGCCTACGAGATTAACGTAAGCAACAGCATCATGTACAACGCAGCCTGTGTGCCGCTAAAGAAGGACATGTTATGAAAGATAGCCGACTAGAACGCGCTGGTGTGTCAGGTTATAACAAACCTAAACGCACCCCGTCCCATCCAACCAAAAGTCATGTTGTTGTTGCCAAGTCAGGCGACCAAGTTAAAACTATCCGTTTCGGACAACAAGGAGTGAGTGGTGCAGGCAGTTCCCCAAAAACAGAAAGTGAGAAGGCTCGTCAGAAAAGTTTTAAGGCAAGGCATGCCACCAACATTGCCAAAGGAAAAATGAGTGCTGCCTACTGGGCTGACAAGGTTAAATGGTAGACCGTACACTAGACATTTCCCTGTTGCCGTGGCAGCAAGAGGTATGGAACGACTCAGCTAGGTTTAAGGTTGTGGCTGCTGGACGCCGTACAGGTAAGTCTAGGTTAGCTTCTTACTTGCTGATAGTGAATGCCTTGCAGACGGACAGAGGACATGTGTTTTACGTGGCTCCTACTCAAGGTCAAGCCCGAGACATTATGTGGCAAACCTTGTTGGAGGTCGGGCATCCTGTTATAGAGGGTAGCCACATTAACAACTTACAAATCAAACTGATCAATGGAGCCACGATTTCTTTAAAAGGTGCTGACCGTCCTGAAACCATGCGGGGTGTCTCGCTAAAGTATTTGGTTATGGACGAGTATGCAGACATGAAGCCTGAGGTGTGGGAACAAATCCTACGCCCTGCACTAGCTGACCAAAAGGGTCAAGCATTGTTCATTGGTACGCCAATGGGAAGGAACCACTTTTATGACCTATACCTCTATGGAAGCCAAGGAAACGATGAAACGTTTAAGAGCTTTCATTTCACATCATTTGACAACCCTATCCTCGATGCTGGAGAGATTGAATCTGCAAAACGTAATATGTCATCCTTTGCATTTCGCCAAGAATTTATGGCTAGCTTTGAAGCATTGGGTGGAGAGCTGTTTAAAGAAGATTGGGTAAAGTTTAGTGAAGATGCACCTGAACGTGGCGACTATTACATTGCCATTGACTTGGCTGGCTTTGAAGACGAAGGGGCTAAGAAGGTAAAGAACAAACGGTTGGATAATACAGCCATCAGTGTGGTTAAGGTAAATGAAGATGGTTGGTATGTACAAGAAATAATTTATGGTAGGTGGGACGTAAAGGAGACGGCTAAGAAGATATTTGATGCTGTTAAAAAATATGAACCAGTTGCCACAGGTATTGAGAAAGGGATAGCCAAGCAGGCTGTCATGCCTTACCTCAGCGACATTATGCGTAGGACACAAACCTTTTTCCGCGTAGACGAGTTGACACACGGAAACAAAAAGAAGACTGACCGTATTGTGTGGAGCTTGCAGGGTAGGTTTGAGAATGGGTATGTAAAACTTAACAAGGGAGAGTGGAACTCTGAGTTCTTAGATCAGTTGTTTCAATTCCCTAACCCCATGGTGCATGATGACTTGGTGGACTCGCTGTCTTACATTGAACAATTAGCCAAGGTTAGTTACGTTACTGACTTTGAAGAAGATGATTACGAAATGCTAGACGCTGTTGCTGGTTATTAAGGGAGAAAACATGGCAAATTACGCAGACCCATACGAGGCATTGTTAGCAGAGGAGATAGCACGGGCAAACCCTAACGCTGCTCGTGCTGCTTTAACCACTGCTGGTGGTTTTGCTCCGGGTGCTGGGCTTCTAGAGGCTGCTGGATACTATCCGGGCGCTGAAGGAGGGTATGCTCCCAGCCTTGTAGAAAACCTACGTCAAGGTAACTATGGCACTGCTGGCTTACAGGGTTTGGGCGCTGCTGGTGACCTGATGTTGGCAACAGGTATGCTTGCCCCTGTTGGTATGGCTATGAAGGGTGTTGCCACGGCTGGTAAAGCTGCTAAGTTAGGGCAAAAAGCAACTGAAGTTTTTAACTTTTCTGATGAAGCAAAAGAAATTTGGAAGCAAGGAAAGCCTAAGTTTGTTCGTTTTCAAAACCCTGAAGTTGAAGCTGTTAATAAACAAAACGCTGAACTTCTTCAACAAGGAAAAATATCTTCAGAAGAGTTTAGAAAGAGAAACGCTAAATTAATGCCTATTTATCCTTTTAAGGAAGCTCCTGAACTTCCTTCTCAAAAGGATATAGTGTTTGCCTTGGGTAAAAAAGCAGATAAAGGTATTCTAGGTGTTACAGCAGAAATACCTGAAGGAACTCTTGTAGGAACTAGATTAGATATTCCATCATATAACGAGTATGGGGTTTACATTCCAAGTATTCACGCTGCAAGCAGTAGAACGGATAAGGGAGGCAACATCCTTGCATACGGACAAACAGCCGTTTTGAAAAATGTTGACTTTGTAGCAGACCCTTCTACGTTTCTAAAAGTAGCTACAAGAGAAAAAACAAAAGTTCCTGAAGCAAAGATGATTGGTAATTGGGTGAACCACAATCCCGAACAAACACAAAAACTAGCGCAAGACCTTCTAAAAGACCCTGAATGGACACAGATTGGTTTTAATCCTGACCGCGCTAGTTATTTTTACGATAAGGCAGACCGTATGCCAGTTGTAAAAGCAGATGAGGTTGTTCAAATTGGCGCTTTAGTTTTAGGTAAAAACATAAAGAAAACCAAACCTGATGACCCTCGCTTCACAGTGTTTGATAAAGAAACAAAACAACCAATAAAAGACCCAATGGGTAAGAATGTAACCTATGCTGCTTTGCCAATAGGAACTGCTGCTATGTATGGCGAAGAAGAAGACAATCCATTCCAAAACGAATTTTTGGATTACTAAAGGAAACATAATGGAAGAAAAAAACCTTATGGAACAGAAGTTAGAAGATTGGGTGATGGACAAAGCCAACACTTGGCGTGACCACTACCAGTCTAACTACCAAGAGAAGTTTGATGAATACTACCGCTTGTGGCGTGGCATTTGGGCTGCTGAAGACAAGACCCGTGAGAGTGAACGCAGCAGGTTGATTAGCCCCGCCTTGCAGCAAGCAGTGGAATCTGCTGTGTCGGAGGTGGAAGAGGCTACATTTGGTCGTGGTAAGTGGTTTGACATCAAGGATGACCGCAAAGACCAAGACCCATCAGACGTAGCGTACATGCGTGAACAGCTTATGGAAGACTTTCAGTTTACCAAAACACGTAAAGCCATTGCTGAGTGTATTCTAAATAGTGCTGTTTATGGTACAGGTGTGGGTGAGTTGGTGTTGGAAGAGATGCAAGAGATGAAGCCAGCTACCCAACCCATCATGGAAGGTGCTATGCAGGCGGTTGGTGTGAATGTTTCACCCCGTGTGGTGGTTAAATTACGCCCCATCCAACCACAGAACTTCCTTATTGACCCTGTTAGCCCCTCAATTGAGGAGGCTTTGGGTGTCATCATTGATGAGTTTGTGCCTAAGCATCAGGTAGAAATTGGAATTGAGAACGGAATCTACCGCGATGAGGACATTACAGACGCCTCTCCTGACTCTGACATCGAAGCAGACAAGGAATTGGCTACGTTTGACGAAAACAAAGTAAGGTTGGTCAAATATTATGGGCTGGTTCCCCGTGCTTTGCTCAAAGAAGCTATGCAACGCCCTGAATATGAAGACGATGAGGAAATGGAGGGCGTAGAAGAGCTGGAAGGTGAAGATGATGAGGAGATGGAAGGTTATGTAGAAGCCATGGTAGTGATTGCTAACGACGGCGTCCTGCTTAAAGCCGAAGAAAACCCCTTCATGATGCAAGATCGCCCAGTTATTGCCTTTGCTTGGGACATGGTTCCTGGTCGTTTTTGGGGCAGGGGTATCTGTGAGAAGGGATATAACAGCCAAAAGGCTTTAGACGCTGAATTACGTGCCCGTATCGACGCCCTAGCACTAACTGTACATCCAATGCTGGCTATGGACGCCTCTCGTATGCCTCGTGGTGCCAAGCTGGAGGTACGTCCCGGCAAAACCATCCTGACCAACGGCAATCCAGCAGAGATTTTGCAGCCATTCCGCTTTGGTTCCCTAGACCAAGTGACCTTTTCACAGGCTGGTGAGCTGATGAAGATGGTTCAGATGGCTACTGGCGCTGTTGACGCCGCTGGCATCCCCGGCTCTATCAACGGAGACGCTGCTGCTGGTGCTGTGTCCATGTCGCTGGGTGCCATCATCAAGCGTCACAAAAGGACGTTGATTAATTTCCAAGAGAATTTTCTTATTCCTTTGGTTTCTAAGGCTGCTTGGCGCTACATGCAGTTTGACCCGGATAACTACCCGGTTCAGGACTTCAAGTTCATACCAAGTAGCTCGTTGGGCGTGATTGCCCGTGAGTACGAGGTAACTCAATTGGTACAACTGCTGCAAACGCTGGGTCAAGACAGCCCAATGTACCCCATGTTAGTGACCGCTGTCATTGACAACATGGGTCTGTCCAATCGTGAGGAACTTATTGCCCAAATGCAGCAACTTTCCCAGCCCAACCCTGAGGCTCAACAGCTTCAGCAGATGCAGGTACAGGCTCAGATGGAGCAGCAGCAGGCTCAAACGGCTGTCCTACAGGCTCAGGCACAAGAGAGCAGCGCACGGGCTAACAAGTACTCTGTGGAAGCTCAGTTGGAGCCACAGTTGGTACAAGCCAAGCTAGCTGCTGCCCTTGCTACCAACCTCCAGCCGGGGGATGAAGACGAAAAAGAGTTTCAAAAGAGGGCTAAAATTGCAGAACTATTACTTAAAGAGGAAGATATTAAGTCTAATGAACGTATAGCTCTAGCACAAATGGGGTCTAAACGAACACAATAGACTTGACAAATAATACTTTTTATGGTATAATATATGCCATCTCTCCAAGGAAAGGATAAAGAGATGGATAGAGAATTGCAAGATTATTACGAAAACTTACTAGAACTTTTTGCCTCAAAGGGGTGGAAACAATTCCTAGAAGATATAGGTGACAACCTAGAGATGCTGGGAAACATTACCACCATTACAGATGCTAATCAGTTTTGGTATAGGAAAGGACAAGTTGAGGCGATCCAGCGCATCTTGTCTTACGAAGAAACCATCGTAAACAGTTACGAAGACTTTCAACGTGAGGCAGCATGAAGAGGATTTATGAATTTGTCTGTACAGAGGGTCACAGCTCTGAGGCTTATGTGGACGAGGAATACCGCACAATCCGCTGCCAAATTTGTGACAACACCGCTACTCGTATAGTGAGCAAACCACTTGTAAAGTTAGAGGGCGTTACAGGTAGTTTTCCCGGTGCCTACCATAGTTGGGAACGCAAGCGAAACGAGAAGATAGCACAAGAACGGAAACGTTCTGAGTAATTTTTTTCCATAATGCTTTTTAGCACGGAGTTTTAGTATGGCAACTTTTATTGACGGAAGTGAAGAGGAACAAGAGCAACCATCGTTAGAGGTTTTTGAAGAGCCGCAAGAAGAACAAGAGGACGCGCAATCTGTTCAGGAAGCACAAGCTGAAGAACCTCAAGAGGACGAAGAGGAAGTACCTGAGAAATATCGTGGTAAGTCCATCAAGGATGTTATCAGGATGCACCAAGAAGTCGAGAAGGCTTTTGGTAAAAAGGGTGCTGAAATCGGGGAACTCAAACGAATGATGCAGGAGTTCGTCCAGGCTCAAACTGTCGCAAAACAAGCCCCTGATGTAGAAGAAGACGTAGACATAGCCGAAGACCCTGAGAAGTATGTTCGACAACAAATTGAACGGCATCCCAAGGTCAAGCAAGCAGAGCTTTTAGCTGCTCAACTAAAGAAGGCTGAGGCTTTAGCAAACTTAAAAACGGCTCATCCTGACTTTCAAGACATCACTAACAGTGATGCTTTTAAGGACTGGATTATGGCTAGTAAGGTTAGGCAAAACCTTTACTTGCAAGCGGATACTAGATATGATTTTGAATCTGCCAATGAACTCCTTTCTCTTTGGAAGGAAAGAAACGAAATCATTAGTCAACGTAAGCAAGTAGGTGAGAGTGAACGTAAGCAATCTATTAAGGCTGCGTCCACTGGAACCGCTAAGGCTAGTGCTGAACCCCGGTCAAAGAAAATCTATCGTCACGCTGACATCGAAAATCTAAATCTGCGTGATCCTGAACGCTACATGGCGCTACAGCCTGAGATTATGGCAGCGTATGCAGAGGGACGGGTCAGACGTTAAAATCATTTTGAAAGGAAATTATCATGGCACTAGGTACTAACCATGTAACCAACACGACCGCAGCAACGTTCATTCCTGAACTGTGGTCTGATGAAATCATCGCAGCCTACAAGAAGAACCTTGTTATGGCTAACCTTGTTAACAAGATGTCCTTCAAGGGCAAAAAGGGTGACACCCTGCATATTCCGAAGCCCACCCGTGGCTCGGCGTCTGCTAAGGCTGCTTCCACCCAAGTGACGCTCATTGCTGCCACCGAATCTGAGCAACAGGTTTTGGTGA